ATATAAAAATATTTTATCACCTAAACTTTGTGAACAAATTATTAAATATTATGATTCTATTGATGGTTGGAATAAATCTACCTTTGGAACAAAAGATGGATTATCCCCAGAAACAAATGAAAAAGTTAATATGGATGAACAATGGATTACAAAAAAAGATAATGGTGGACTATATGGAGATTTGTTAGCAGGATTTAAAATTGCACTTCAAAAATATACTGAGGAATATCCAGATATTGTTATTCAACATTCAACACCTTTTAGATTAAACAAATATTCTGTAGGTGGATTTATGTCAAAACATATAGATAACATACATCATAGTCATGGACAACGATATGGATTTCCACATTGTACAATGTTATTATATTTAAATGATAACTATCAAGGTGGAGAATTTGAAATGTGTAATGGTTTAGTAAGTAAAAAACCAAAAGCGGGAACTATTGTCGCATTTCCATCTAACTTTATGTATCCACATGAAGTTAAACCAGTAACAGAAGGAGATAGGTATACTGTAATGGTATGGTTAATGTAAAGGAGAAATTATTAATTATGGAAGATTTTAAACATTATAAACTATTTCCAACTCATGTTTTTTCATTTAAAGGTCAAGGTGTAAATGATAAAGAGATGTTGGAATATTTTGAAAACGAAATAAAAAAAACATCGGGAAATAAAAGTTTAAACTGGCAATCTAGTCCCGAATTGCATGAAAATACAATTTTTCAAGCATTAGTAAACAATATAATGGAAGCGACTAAACTAGCTTGTGATGCATTAAAAATTGATACTAGTTACAAACTTGAAATTACAAATATGTGGGGCAATGTTTTACAACAAAACGAATGTCATCCACCACATACACATTCAAACAATGTATGGTCTGGTACATATTATATAACAGAATCGCCAGCTCAAAGTAGTATACAATATTTTGTTGGACATCAACAATCACAAGTTTTATTACCAAGAGTATCTGAACAAAATATAGATAATGGAAATCTTATTGGTTTTCCTTCTGAAAAAGGACGAGGATATGTATTCCCAAGTTGGTTAACACATTGGGTGCCGCCTCATCCAGATAAAAAACCAAGAGTAAGTGTTGCATGGAACATAATCCTTAGAGGTGAATATGGATATGCAAACGATTTTCAATATGCTAAAATTTAAAATTGAAAACATATGTCTACATTTTCTCAAACCTGTATTGTAACCAATGTAAATGAAGTCTATATTAAAGTAGATTGTGAACCTTCTTTACAAAAAGATTTAGATTCTTTTTTTCAGTTCGAAGTGCCTGGTGCTAGATTTATGCCATCAGTTCGGAATCGTTTATGGAATGGAATCATTCATTTATATTCTATAGAAACTGGACAGATATATAAGGGGTTACTTCCATATATAAAAGAGTTCGCAAGAAGAAATGAAGTTGGTATAACAATTGAAGAAGGCATTGAATTAGATAGAGAAATTGATAAAACTATTGTAAAAGATTTTATTGAATCTCTTAAACCAAAATCCAAAGGAAAACTTTTAGAAGTCAGAGATTATCAAATAGATGCTGTACATAATGCTATATCAAATAATCGTGCATTACTATTAAGTCCAACTGCATCAGGCAAATCACTTATCATCTATTCATTAGTTCGTTATTATCAAATGATGAATTTGAAATCTTTGATAATCGTTCCTACAACAAGTCTTGTTGAACAAATGTATTCTGATTTTCTTGATTATGGTTGGAAAGAAAACTTTTTACAAAAATTATATCAAGGACATGATAAAAAAGTTATAAGTGATGTCATGATATCAACTTGGCAATCTTTACATAAAATGCCGAAAAAATATTTTGATGACTTCGGTTGTGTCATTGGTGATGAAGCTCATTTGTATAAAGCGAAATCTCTTATCAACATTCTTGTAAAATTAACTAACACTAAATATCGTTTTGGTTTAACTGGAACACTTGATGATTCACAAACTCACAAATTAGTTCTTGAAGGATTATTTGGAAGTTTAAAGAAAGTTATTAAGACTAAAGAGTTAATGGATTCTAAAACACTTGCACAATTAAGTATCAAATGTTTATTATTACAATATTCAGATGAAGAATGTAAATCTATAAAAGAATTCAAATATGCAGATGAAATAGATTTTCTGGTATCATCTAAAAAAAGAAATGAGTTCATTTCAAACTTAACTGTATCTACAAAAGGAAATACTTTATGTTTATTTCAATTGGTAAAAAAACATGGTGAAGTTCTACATGAGTTAATAAAAGAAAAAGTTTCTCCAAATAGAAAAGTATTTTTTGTTTTTGGTGGCACAGATGTAGATACAAGAGAAGATATTCGTAGAATAACTGAAAAGGAAAAGAATGCTATCATCGTAGCATCTTATGGAACATTCTCTACTGGAATTAATATTCGTAATTTACATAATGTTATTTTCGCTAGTCCATTTAAGAGTAGAGTCAGAGTATTACAATCAATTGGTAGAGGATTAAGAAAGGGTGATGATAAAGAAAGTGTAAAACTTTATGACATTGCTGATGATTTAACATATAAGAGTAGAAAGAATTTTACTTTAAAACATTTTATAGAAAGAATTAATCTTTATAATGAAGAACAATTTGAATACAATATTAAAAAGATTTTAATGGAATAGATGTATACTAATATATCTCTGAAACCCCACATGGTTATTATAAACAAAAAAACAAATTTGTCAAGCGTTTTATAAAAAAAACTTTTATATAAAAACAATTGACAAGACGAAAAAAAAGATGTATAATATTAAATAATGAAAAAAGTTATAAAAAGAAAAACAAGAAAAACTACTGATGAACATTATGTAGATAATAAAAAATTCCTACAAGCGATGGAAGAATGGCAACAAGCTTGTGGTATTGCAAAAAGTTTGAACAAACCTGTTCCACCTGTTTCTAATTATATTGGTGAATGTTTTATGAAGATAGCTCATCACTTATCTTATCGTCCTAATTTTATTAACTATACCTATAGGGATGAAATGATTGCAGATGGCATTGAAAACTGTGTTCAATATAGTTATAATTTTAATCCAGAAAAATCTAAGAATCCCTTTGCTTATTTTACGCAAATAATTTACTATGCGTTTGTAAGAAGAATACAAAAGGAAAAGAAACAATCACATATTAAAAACAAAATGATAGAACGAGATGTATATGAAACCTTTACAACACAGAAACATGATGCAACGGATTATCATACTCCACAATTTGATGAGTTTAAAAATATGATGTTACCAGAGGAAGATGCTTATAAACCCAAACCTAAACCTACTAAAAAATCTTTAAAGAAAAAAGGAATAACTTTAGGATTAGAAATATTCATGGGTAGTAATGATAAGGAATAATTTTATAATATGAAAGTGATACTAATTACCGACCAACATATTGGCGCAAGGAACGATAACCTATCGTTTGTAAAATATTTTAAAAAGTTTTATGACGAAGTGTTTTTTCCTTACATAGATAAACATGACATAAAAACTATAATAAACTTAGGTGATATGTTTGATAGAAGAAAGTATGTTAACTTTAACACTTTACATTTTACAAAAGAAACATGGTTAGAGCCATTAAGAAAAAGAAACATTAATGTTCATTGTCTTATAGGAAATCATGATACTTATTTTAAAAACACCAACGATATAAATTCTTGTAATCTTTTGTTTGATGAATATGAAAACATTCATGTATATCCAGAACCAGAAGTAATTGAGTTTGGTGGAGTATCGGTGTTGTTTATGCCGTGGATGAATTCAGAAAATTATTCAGAGTGTGTTAAATATCTTCAACAAGCAAAAGCTGATATATGTTTTGGACACTTAGAGTTAAGTGGATTTGAACAACACAAAGGACATTGGGCACAACAAGGTTATGATAAAGATTTATTTAAAAGATTTGAATTAGTTTTCTCTGGACATTATCATCGTAAATCAGATGATGGTCAGGTTTATTATCTTGGTTCGCCATATGAAATGACATGGAGTGATTATGAATGTCCAAAGGGATTTCATGTTTTTGATTTAGATACAAGAGAATTAACAAGAATTCAAAACCCACACAGGATTCATAAAAAGATTTACTTTGATGATAAGAAAAATAATTATGATGAACATGATATAACACAATATAAAGAATGTTATGTGAAAGTAATTGTTGTTAACAAAACAGATTTTTATAAGTTTGATAAGTTTGCAGATAGACTTATGAATGATTCTGGTGCATATGAAGTAAAAATTATAGAAGATTTTTCTGAAATAAATGCTGAAAATGTAAGTGATGAGATTATGGAGAACACAGAAGATACAATGCATTTGGTTGAAAAATATATTGATGACATAGATACAGACTTAGATAAAAACAGATTAAAAGATATAATGAAAAGTTTATATGTAGAGGCAAGTGATTTAGATGTCGGTAACATTTAGTAAAGTTAAGTGGAAAAATATACTTTCCACAGGTAACAATTTTACAGAAGTAGTTTTAAATTCTAAATCTAAAACATTAATTGTTGGTGAGAATGGTTCTGGTAAATCTACTATTCTTGATGCAATTTGTTTTGGACTATTCAATAGACCATTTCGACAAATAACAAAAGGACAACTTGTTAACTCTGTAAATGAAAGAGATGCCGAAGTCGAAGTATATTTTTCTGTTGGGGGACAAGAATTTAAAATTATTCGTGGAATCAAACCAAACAAGTTTGAGATTTATTGTAACGGAACAATGATAAATCAAGATGCTGCTGCTAAAGATTATCAAAAACATCTTGAAGAAAATATACTTAAATTAAATTATCGTTCTTTTACACAAGTTGTTATTTTGGGTGCTTCTACGTTTGTTCCTTTTATGAAACTATCATCTGCACATCGTAGAGAAGTTGTTGAAGAAATTTTAGATATAAAAATCTTTTCAGTAATGAATCATCTATTAAAAACTAGATTGAAAGATGTTGCTAGCGATATTACTTCTCTTGGCAATGAATATAAATTACATGAACAGAAAATAGAACAACAACAAAGACATCTAAAAGATTTACAAGAGAATAAAGATAAAATTGTTAATGAGAATAATAAAAAGATTGCAAGAAATGTTAAATCTATTTTATCAAAACAAGATACGGTAACTAAATTAGAAATACAAAGTGAAAAATATTTTAAAGAAATTGAAGAACAACCTATTATTGATAAGAAATTAAAAAAATTAAATAGACTTCATAATACTATCAGCGAAAAACAAAAAAGAATTGAAACAGAAGTAGATTTTTTTAATGACAATGAAGAATGTCCTACTTGTGAACAACATATAGATTCTGATTTTAAAACAAAAGCTATAGAAGTTAGAACAAAAAAACTTCAAGAATATATTAATGGACTAAAAGATATTGATAAAGATATCGATATAAACGAAAAAGAACTTAATACGATAATAAACATTTCAGAAAAGATTAAATCAAATGATGTAGAGATTGGTAAACTAACTTCCTCTATAGAAGAATTAGAAAACTTTAATACAGAATATGAAAATGAGGTTAAAGATTTAACTGATAAAGATGTTACTGAAAAACAATTAAATGAATTAACTTCTTTACAAGAATCTTTGGTTTCTCTTGGAAAAAGAAAAGCAGAGATGATTGAAGATAAACATTATAATGATGTTGTAAGAAACATGTTGCAGGATACTGGTATCAAAACTAAGATTGTTAAAAGATATCTTCCTGTAATGAACAAATTAATAAATGGATATCTTTCATCTATGGACTTTTTTATTAACTTTACTATAGATGAAAACTTTAATGAAGTTATAAAATCAAGATATCGTGATGAATTTAAATATTATTCTTTTAGTGAAGGTGAGAAAATGAGAATAGATTTAGCATTGCTGTTTACTTGGAGAGCTATTGCTAAAATGAAAAATTCTACGAATACTAATCTGTTGTTACTTGATGAGATATTTGATAGTTCATTAGATGGAACAGGTACAGATGATTTTCTAAAGATATTAAACACATTCCAAAAAGAAAATGTATTTGTTATCTCCCACAAGGGTGATGTTCTATATGATAAATTTGCACACATATTGAAATTTGAGAAGATTCAAAACTTTTCAAAGACAATAGATGTCGCTTGACATTTTAAATAGATATGTTATTATAATTAATGCAGGTATAGTATAAGTGGCAAGTACACTAGTCGTCCAGATTAGAAACGTGGGTTCGACTCCCACTTACCTGCTCCAAAAATAATCTCTTGACAATTAAAGGTTAATGGTTATAATACTAATATGAGATATTGCCTACGGGGATATCTTAAAACTCGCTTATAAGGAGACACGATATGAGTTATAGATTAGTTCGCTATTCGCATAATCAGTTAGATGACCTATTTAAATTGGCACCATTTTCAGTTGGTTTTGATGGTATGTTTGACCGATTATTAACAAACACTTACAATACAAGTACCACGTATCCACCTTACGATATTGTTAAGGTAGATGCAACTAGTTATGAAATTAGAGTTGCACTTGCTGGATTCACAAAAGATGATATTCAAGTCAACTATGAAGATGGTACTTTAAGTATTGAATCTGATGGATATACTATGTTAACGGATGATAAGAATGTTTCTAAAGAAGACCATTTAGTTCATGGGATTTCAAGAAGACAATTCAAAAGAACATTCACTCTTTCAGATGATATGGTAGTTAAAGATGCTGGATTTAAAGACGGCATGTTAACTGTCAAACTTGAAAAAATCATACCAGATGAAAAGAAACCAAGAACAATAAACATTAAATAATAATGTTATGATAAGGGGTTGTTTATGAGGCAATCCCTTTTTTTTATTTCCCTATTGACAAGACATTATTATTAATGTATAATATTAGAATACAATTAAAGGAGTACACATATTATGAAAATAAGTGAACAAACAAAAGAAGTTCTAAAGAATTTCTCAAACATAAACCAGAACTTATTAGTTAAGTCTGGTACAACCCTTACCACAATGTCGACAATGAAAAACATTGTTGCAAAGGCAGAAGTCAAGGAAACATTTCCAAAAGAGTTTGCGATATATGACTTGAATGAGTTTTTATCTGCACTATCTTTATTTGGAAACCCTGATTTAGATTTTCAAGAAAATCATGTGGTTATAACAGAAGATAAAACAAAGAATAGAAGTTTAAAATATTTTTATTCAGACTCTAGTGTTATTGTTTCGCCATCAAAAGATGTACAAATGCCTAAAGCAGAAGTATCATTTGAATTTAAACAAGATACGTTTAACAAAGTTGCAAAGGCATCTGCTGTTCTTGGTAACCAAGACCTTCTATTAAATGGAAGTGGTGCTTTATCAGTTACCGATAAGAAAAATTCATCTGCAAACAATTTTTCTGTTGATGTTGATATAAAAGGAACAGGAGATTATAAGTTTTATTTTAAAGTTGAGAATCTAAAAATTATTCCTGGCGATTATGATGTAGAAATTTCTTCAAAAAATATTTCACATTTTACAAATAAAAGTAACGACAAAACTATTCAGTATTGGATTGCACTCGAACCAGATTCTTCCTATACGAAATAGTATATATAATATTATGAAAAAGGTGATTACATTATGGAAAATACATTTTTATTTGTTGAGAAATATAGACCAACAAAAATCAATGATTGCATATTAACAAAACAACTTAAAGAAACATTTTCTAAGTTTGTGGAACAAAAACATATACCGAATCTGTTATTAACAGGTGGCGCTGGTGTAGGGAAAACTACGGTTGCGAAAGCAATGGTAAACGAGATTGGTGCAACTTGGTATATGATAAATGGTTCAGAGGAATCTGGAATTGATGTTCTACGAACTAAGATTAAAAACTTTGCATCTACATCTTCTTTAGAGGGTGGTAGAAAATATGTTATCATAGATGAAGCAGATTATCTTAATCCACAATCTACACAACCAGCGTTGCGTGGATTTATAGAAGAATTTCATAAGAACTGTGGATTTATTCTTACTTGCAATTATCGAAATAGAATTATCGAACCATTACATTCCAGATGTAGTGTTATAGATTTTATTATTCCTGTATCAGAAAGACCAATTCTTGCAGAAAGTTTTTTTAAAAGAGTTTCAGATATATTACAAAAAGAAGAAATACCTTTTGATGCAAAAGTTATTGCACAACTTATTAATACATTTTTTCCAGATTGGAGAAGAATATTAAATGAGATTCAAAGATATTCTGTATCTGGAAAGATAGATGCTGGTATCTTGGTCAATCTTTCAGATGTGAATATGAAAGATTTGGTATCTCATATGAAAGAAAAAGATTATAAATTAGTTCGTAAGTGGGTTGTAGAGAATATGGATAACGACCCTGCTAAACTTTTTAGAAAAATATATGATTATGCAAATGATTATATCGAACCAGTTAATATTCCACATCTTGTATTAATTCTAGCAGATTATCAATACAAACAAGCATTTAGTGCCGACAGCGAGATTAATGTTCTTGCATGTCTTACAGAAATTATGGGGCAATGTAAATTTAAATGAGCTACGAATTAAAAGATTATCTTAATGCAATTAATAATACGAAACAAAAGTTGATGGATACTGATGATAACATATGGGAAAAGAAATACCCATCTTTTATTGTTAATAAGGTGTTGTGTGCGTTTGAAGAGTGTATTTTATTGGTAAATGAATTAAATACTAGACCACATATGGACAAGAAACTTCAATTCATGTTTTTTCTAAATACTATTAGAAAAAGGAATAGATTTTCTAAATGGTTAAGAAAATCAAAAATTAATGATTTGAATGTGTGTAAAGAATACTATGGTTATAATAATGAAAAAGCAAAGGAAGCTCTTCAAATACTTACCAAAAAACAATTACAAATCATCAAAGAAAAATTAAACAGAGGTGGAACTAAATGACAGTCGTTAAATGGGATATTGAAAACATGTTAGAAATTTCTTTAGAAGAACCAGATAATTTTTTAAAGGTTAGAGAAACACTATCAAGGATAGGAGTTGCATCAAGAAAAGAAAAAAAGTTATTTCAATCTTGTCATATATTACATAAACAAGGAAAATATTACATAGTGCATTTCAAAGAATTATTTGCACTTGACGGAAAAGAAACAAATATTAATGAGAATGATGTTGCTAGAAGGAATGCTATTGCACAACTTTTAGCAGATTGGAAACTACTTTTTATCGTTGGTGACAATGAGCCGAAAGCACCATTAAGTCAAATAAAAGTAATTTCTTTTAAAGAAAAAAGTGAATGGATATTGGAAACTAAATACACCATTGGAAAGAGTGTTGAACAAAGACCAGTACCAGAAAGTGATTAATTAATTAAAGGAGAATATTATGAACGTACATGATGAATTAAACATTATGCAGAAGAATGCCGATACACCAAAGTTACCTGCTATACTACACGCACTTAAATTAAAATATGAAAGTGAAATTGCTATAGCAAAAACTAACATTGATGTTTATTTAAATAACGCAGTTGGTGTCGGCGAACACCCAACCATAGTTGAAGCAGTTGAACTAGAATTAAAAAAAGTAGATTCTGCACAAGCTATGCTAGATGTTATAGCAAAACATTACGTATAAAATAAAAAATATTATATGATGTTCTATACTAACGTACACCAATGGGGTGATAACTTACTTGTTCGTGCAATTGAGAACAACAAAAGAGTTGCGAAACGAGTAAGATATGAACCTACTTTATTTGTTCCTGTACAGAAACAAACTTCGTTTACTACACTAGATGGTAAGTTTCTCACGCCAATGAAATTTACTTCTATGAAAGAATCAAAGGAATTTGTTGAACAATATAAAGACCAACCTCATTTAGTTTTTGGTCATACCCAATATGCATATACCTATATTGCAGACAAATATCCAGAAGATATTAAATGGGATTATAATAAATTACTTTTGATTACGATTGATATAGAAGTTGAATGTGAAAATGGATTTCCAAATCCTAGACAATCAATAGAACCATTACTTTCTATCACAGTAAAGAATCATCAAACACAAGGAATTGTTGTTTGGGGTATTGGTAAGTTTACAACAGATAGAGATGATGTAACTTATATTCAATGTAAAGATGAAACAGATTTGCTTGAAGAATTTATAGTATTTTGGGAACAGAATACACCAGATGTTGTAACTGGTTGGAATATTGATTTCTTTGATATTCCTTATCTTATGAATCGTATTAAATTATTGTTTGGAGAAAAGAAGTTAAAAGCATTTTCGCCATGGGGTAATGTAAGTGATAAAGAAGTTTTTATGATGGGAAGAAAACATCAGATGTATGATATTCTTGGTGTTGCGACATTAGACTATCTGCAATTATATAAAAAATTTACTTATACAAATCAAGAAAATTATCGTTTAGACCATATTGCACATGTTGAACTAGATGAACAAAAACAGGAAAACCCATATGAAACTTTTCAAGAATGGTACACAAAAGATTATCAATCATTTATAGAATATAATATTACAGATGTTGAACTTGTTGATAGACTTGAAGATAAACTAAAACTAATTGAACTTCTTATTACTATGGCATATGATTGTAAAGTAAATTATAGTGATATGTTAGGTTCAGTAAAATATTGGGATATACTCATTTATAATTATTTGCGTAAGAAAAATATTATTGTTCCACAAAAAAGAAAACATTCAGCAAAGGCAGAAAGATATGAAGGTGCATATGTTAAAGACCCACAAGTCGGTATGCATAATTGGGTTGTTAGTTTAGATTTAAATTCACTATACCCACATTTGATTATGCAATACAATATATCTCCAGAAACTTTAATTAAACAAGTTAAAAATGTTGATGTAGATAAATTATTAAATCAAAAAATAGATACATCTTTTCTTCCAAAGGATACTACGATTACACCGAATGGTGCAATATTCAGAACTGATAAGAAAGGATTTTTTCCAGAACTAATGGAAAAGATTTATAATGATAGAGTTATCTATAAAAGAAAAGCATTAAAATCTAGTCAACTTTATGAAGATACAAAAGATAAAAAACATCTTAATGATATGTCTCGTTATCATACAAAACAATTAGCACAGAAAATTTCTTTAAATAGTGCTTATGGTGCTATTGGAAATGAATGGTTTCGTTATTATGATATTCGAAACGCAGAAGCTATTACAACTTCTGGACAACTTGCAATTCGTTGGATTGAAAAAGAGGTGAATAACTATCTTAATAAATTATTTGATACAAAAGAAAAGGATTATATTATTGCATCAGATACAGATAGTATCTATGTTACATTTGATGAACTTGTTTCGCATGTATTTAAAGATGATGTATCTCCTACAAAGATTATTAATTTTCTTGATAAAGTTATTAAAGAAAAAATCGAACCATTTATTGATGAATCATATGGTAAACTAGCAAAATATTTACATGCATATGAACAAAAGATGGTAATGAAACGAGAAGTTATTGCAGATAAAGGAATATGGACTGCAAAGAAAAGATATATTTTAAATGTATGGGATAGTGAAGGTGTTAGATATAAAGAACCACATTTAAAAATAATGGGAATTGAAGCAGTAAAATCTTCAACACCTGCTTCGTGTAGAAAGAAGATTAAAGAAGCACTTAAATTGATTATGAGTGGTAATGAAAAAGAATTAAATCAATTTATACAAGAGTTTCGTAAAGAGTTTTTACAATTACCACCAGAAGATATTGCGTATCCACGTTCAGTAAATGGTGTGAATAAATTTATGGATTCAAATGCGTTATATAAGAAAGGAACACCGATACATGTTAAGGGTGCTATATTATACAATTATTTGTTAAAGAAAAATAAATTGATAAACAAGTATCCTATAATTCAAGATGGAGACAAGATAAAGTTTTTTCCATTAAGACAACCAAACATATATCAATCAAATGTGATGTCTTTTATTACGAAGATGCCAAAAGAATTTAATATTAATGATATTATAGATTATGATACACAATTTGATAAGGCATTCATAGAACCACTTAACTTGATTATTGAAAGGATTGGGTGGAAAGTTGATAAGAGTTATGGAACACAATTATCTTTGGAGGATTTTTTTGGATGATATTAAATAGAGAAGACGCAATTCATGCTGCTAATATTTTTGTTTCTTATTTTAAGGATTTTGGTCGTATAGATGATTATTTAAGAAAAGTTAAACTTGAAAGAATGTCGAAATATCCAACTGCATTGCCAGGCATGGGGCCTGAAGATGAATTCTTTTGTGATTTTGATATGCACCCAAACGATATGGAGTTTTCTCTTTATGAACCTAAGACATCTGACTTTGTTAACTATCTTGAAATCACAACATCTCATGCTGTAGAATCATCTATCCCTGGCAAAAAACATTTGTGGATTGTGAAAGAAAAAAATACAAATAAGATTGTTGGATTTATTCGTTTTGGTTCTCCAACTATTAATTCAAAACCAAGAAATTTGTTTTTAGGAAAACCATTAGATACATTAAACGCAGATGTGATGAAAAGATTTAATGATTCTTGTATTATGGGATTCATTATTGTTCCGACACAACCATTTGGATTTAATTATCTCGGTGGAAAATTACTTGCTGGAATTTGTTGTTCTCATCTAGCAAGAGAAACATTAAATAAAAAATATGATGCAAATATTTGTATGTTTGAAACAACATCACTTTATGGTAGTGCGAAAACTACTTCAATGTATGATGGTATGAAACCTATGTTGAAATTTGTAGGATTAACTGAATCTGATTTTGTACCACTTATCAATGATGACAATTATCTTAAACTAAATGATTGGTTTAAAGATAGGAACAACGGAGATGGATTAGTTCCAGATGATGCGTCATCTCGTAAATTAAAAACCCAGTCGAAAATGATATCTATTATTAAGACATCTTTAAAAGAAATTGATATGAAATTATATGATAAGTTTTGTGAAGTAATAAGTGAAGCAAAAAATCTTACTCAACGAAAAAGACAATACATGTGTACATATGGATTTGATAATGTTAAAGAATATTTTAATTTGGAAACAGATACATTAACAAAAAGAAACAATTACGATAGATTTGAATTTGACAATATAGTTGAATGGTGGAGAAAGAAAGCTATCAATCGTTATGAGAATTTACAAAAAGATGGCAGATTAAGAACTGAACTCGAAACTTGGAATCAAAAAAACGATATAGATATTATAAGATAATGATACTTGACAAACTGTAAAAATCAGGTATTATATATTAACAATAAAATGGAGATACAAAATGTATAAGAAAGGA